TGGCGTGATATCGTCAAATATCACCTGATCGAGATCAATTGAGAGGTGACGCGGACCTATCAGGCTGCGGCACTGCTTGGAGAAGATGAACAGTCGCCTCCAGCATCCATGCTTGCCCCAGTGATTCGGCCATCCTGGGATCACCTGAACCGGCTTCTTGACTTTATAATCAGGCCGATCCGACAGGCACAGCATCGTGAACGGTACGTGTAAGTGCCGCTCTAGGCTGCGATAGAGTTTGTTCACATGGCCGGCGCTGTAACGTCGGCCCCACTTCCAACAGACAACGGTCAGCGGCGGTTTCGCCATTTTAGATTCTCGTTTCTAATCTCCAGGCCCGTGAGATCCGCTTCTGAGATATTGAGTTTTTGTGATAATCCGCTTGTCACTTGAGGAGGGTTGAGAATCAAACCCTCGTAACTAACCGTGACGGGCTCCAGCTTCAGGTCTTGGAGCTGCATCTTGATATTGGCAAAAGCCCGCTTTATTCGGTCGTATGCGTCCTCGTAGGAGTGAACGCCTTTACGATTGGCAACCTGAGAGGATGCCATTGACCACCAGTCCCGAGTCGTGACCACCGTCTGGAATTCATACCCCGGCAACAGCTTCACCATCTCCCGCACGTCAGGCCAAATGATTTCCTTGAAATGCGGATAACTTCTGCGCCAGACAATCGGCTTGTCAGCGGTGAATCCGTCGAGTCCTTTATCTAATCTCTGCTTGTGCGTGAAGTCACCCTGACAGCCCGATCGAATGAGAATCTCCGTCCACAGCCGCGTAGCTGATGACTGCGGGCCGAGTACAAAGATGCACCTCACTTCGTCCCCTTGATGAAATGCGTCTTCATCGGGTGATACCAGACATCCAGAAAGCTGCAAATCCGCTTTGCCATTCGCTCTGGCATTTCCTCAACGGATCTATTCCCGGTGATGCCCTCATAGTGAACCTTGAGAACATCTTTACCATCGAAGAAGTTTCGGGCAATTATTAGCTGCCGACTCAAGTCCCGCAACCGCGCCGATACCACAGAATGACTCGGCTCTATCTCGTGGTTTCGAGGCTCCTCACCCTTCACATAGTGTGCCGCATATTCCGCATACTCCGGCTGAGTCTGCCTCGCATAACTCCGCGCCTGTGAGATGGCGCAGTCAATCGGATACCTGACAAGGTGGATGTATTTCGGAGCCTTCACCAACTCCAACTGCCGGTAGTGGATCAGGCAACCGCGCTTTCCCGTATCCGATGCGTGAATGGTTACGGTGTCGTTCTCGTTCCCATACTCGCCTTCACAGGCAATCTCAGGATGTGAATTGAGCATCGTTGCCAGCATATGAGAGCCTGAACGCTTCGCAGCCAGCACCAAGAAGTCATAGGTCATTCTGAAAATGTCCTCGTGCACGAAAAATAGGCGAGCCTCGGAGTACATCCAGGCGGTACTAACTCAAACTCTTGGCTCTCACAACCTACTCTGATTGTGCCCAACCCCTTGTCGAGTACGTAGACAATCCTCATGTCTTCCGGGACATCGGTGGTGAATTTACCGGCCTCGCCCTTTAGGAATTCTTCTAGCACCGAGTATGAGACAACCACCTCCCTAATGCGACTCCCCTCACTACCTCGCGGATCATCAAAGAAAATAAAACAGTCCCCTACAACATCTTCAGGCATTTCTCCAAAGTCCTCCCCGGTCTTATCTTTGGTTTGTTATCGTAGTCAATCGCCGTCACGCCCTCACGATTCAAGATAAAGTTCCACGGTTGCAGGTCGTCGTGAGTCAATCCCTCACACGCCCGCTTGACCATTGGCTTGATTCCTGTCGGCCAGCTTCCATTCAGCTTTTTAAAATTCCAGAGATTCATACCTGGTATGTAGTCTCTGACCTCCGCACCCGTAGCGTGAGTAATGCGGCAAGTCGATTCCCTGAAATCCGAATCAACCGTGACACGACACCTCGGGGCCCCCCGCTCTTCCGCGTCTATCGTCTGGCGTGTCAGAAACCCGCTCAACGGTCTGCGGAACAGCATCACCGGACGCTCTGCCTTCGTCACATGACTGGGAAACTTCGCAACCACCTCGTAAGGAAATCGGTTCAGGTAGTTTAGAATCTCCTGGTGCAGTTGCGGATTCTTCGCACCCGTATCTTCGGGTGATGGCGTTTCAATAAACACTAAATCACCAAGCCCCATCACCGCGTCAATTGCTTCCTGCCAGTCGTGCGTAAAGTGATGCAGGACCGCCAAACACAGCACCACGTCGAAATGCTCACACAGAGCCAGCCGCTTGAGTTCACTGCCCCTGAAATGCCTGTCCAGCCAAACCCCTGAAAAGTCGTTCTTCCGGCAAATGTCAGGGAGTTGTTTCTTGGAGTCAGCCATCACGCACGTTGCTTGAGGGAAATCCTCCGCAATCCTGAGTGACATATACCCAAGATTCGCACCCAGATCAAAGACTGAAAACGGCCTTTCGAATCGGCCCGCGAAATGCCTGATAACCTTGTAGCGGTCCTCACACGGTCGCTGATAGACCTTGCTGACGCTTTTACCCTTGACCCATACTTCCTGATACGGCTTCGCCACTTTTCCGCTCCAGTACTGTCCTGTATGACTTTTTGCACGGCGTGTTGAACTTCACAATCCACTTGTAATCCGAGAAATCGTCAGGGTCCGTTCGCCCTTTTCTCACGTCTAAAATAAGCCGCCCTCCCGGCCTGAGAGCCCGACTCACATTCTCAAGGTATTCACTGACTGGATAGTGATGGCCCCATGATAGAAGCGACAGGACCAGATCCAAGCTGTTGGCTTTCAGTTTCTTTCCCGGCTTGATGACCTTAAAACTCTCAACCCGGTTAGCTCGGAGTAACTTGACCATCACAACCTTCGAATTGTAGTAGTCAATCAAATCCTGATAGCCGTACAACTCCTCACCAATTCCATCACCGTCCATCAGTAGCACTTCCGGCCACGTGTACGATTGCGTCCTGAAATAGTGGTACAGCTTGACGTCAATCCCGCCCAATCCGCAGCCGATATCCAAGAACCGCTCCACCCTCTTCGGCAGATACGGAGCGAGTTGCACAAAGTCGCGCTCAATGGATAACGCCCACTCCATGCGCGGGTCGTCATGTTTCTTTGTTCTGGTCCGCTGAAGATGTATCAGCGGAATGGCGTCACGCGGGACTATCACCGCTCCCCCCCTGGATGCAACCGTTTGTAGTCTTCGACTTTGAAACCTTTCAGGTCTCCTACCGCTACCGCCAGAGCATCGCCCATTGCCATTGCTGCGGTTGCGGAGGCAGTCGGAGGTCCGCCCTCCTCATATTGAACGCTGCAATCAATGGCCACCCCCGCCCTCTTACCAATGGTGGATTCGGGTTCACCGACAAGTGCGATTATCGGCACGTAATGCCCGCAAGGCAGATTCTCGATTGCCTCAATGACTTCTCTTGTTTCCCCGCTTTTCGATACAACAATGAGAGCCTGTCCCGCCTTTCTCAGTATCCCGTAATCACCGTGGAGCGCCTCTGTCGGATGAATGAATGTGGATGGTGCCCCTAAACTCCTGAATGTTGCAGCAATCTTCTGAGCGACAATCCCCGACTTGCCGACACCCGTAGTAATTACACAATCGCTGTTTCGAATGATATTGGCGGCAACATCGAACGACTCGTCTATCCGCTCCGCTACGCGCTTCAGCGCCGCAACCTCAAGGCGCAGAGTGTGCCGCGCACTGTCTACTGGCTTCATCCTCTCCCCCTTTTACTGTTTCCAGTGTTTCTCTTTCCGCCTCACTTTCAGCGTTCCCGCTGGTGAGCGTTTCAACTTCTTATATTTACCTTTGAGATGATCGAGGTATTTTCCGAGCGGAGAGTTTATTAACACATGGTTAAATGGCGCACCCGCACCAGAAATCGAGTGCGTCTTAATCACGCCCTCCCGCTCGAAATCTCGGATCACATGTTCCAAACTCCAGGCATCGTGCCACTCTTCCAGATCGTAGATTTCAGCCGAGTTATAGAGGTGTTCCCATGCTGCAATCACCCTGTCTTTCTCAGGATGCTTGAGACTGAGCAGGTAAAACCCTACCTCAGGATAGAAATCCCGCCTCTCAAGCCAGGAAATGAACACATCGTGCGGTAAAAGACTCTCAAGAAACGTTTTCGGTATGTCCTGATGCGTCACCGTGTCAACATCTATCCAAATGAGGACATCAACATCAACATTCCGAGTCGCATCAATCACGGTGTAGGCTTTATTAGAAAACTTCACCGCGTCCATGCGATATTGATACGGTTTCCCGTGTCCGATCCCGCATCTTCTGGGGTCTTTGCCCCACTTTTTCTTGAACTTTACAAGGTTGTTAACGCTCTCGTGCAGATCTCGAATCAGCACCCGCTCGGATGGTCGTTTGAACGTGAAATCCTCGGCGTAAACTGTCAGCGTCACGTCATCCGGCCAGTGCTTGTCGAATGATTTGACCATGCGGTGGCCGTAGCTGTCGAAGATCTGCTGATTCATCGACGTGACGACGCCAAAGGTGCGCGGCTGTACCATCTCAAGTGCCTTGTTGAACGTGATTTTCGGAAACACATCAAGCGCCGAATCAGGATTGCAGTTGTAGACCTCCACTTCCCTCTTCTTGAGTGGTTCAACCGTTCCCTTGAACCCTGGTAGAAAGGTCTTCGTGTATCTCTCCGGTCCCACCTTGCGCTTGTGTAACTTATGCCAGTTGTTCTCCCCGTCTGTCTGCTTCATGTCGAAGCCGAGTAAGAAGATTCGTTTCGCTCCGAAATGAACCGCCAGATTAACCGCCGAGTGTCCCGAGTCCCTACCACCTAAAGAATCCGGCTTATCGCACCACTCAACGCCCTGGTAGCCTATTATCTTGATGTCATAGAGGTTCTGAACGATGGTGGCGCGGGTTATCTTGTACTTGCCTGTGTAACGCCCGAGGTCGTCTTTATTCCACTCAAACCACTTGCCATCACCAAAATAGAGGACATCGGCCCACGGTGCGAGGAGATAGGCGTTATTGACAGCAATGACTCTCTTACCTCTGAGGATTGAAGCGTCAAATCCCCGGAGACTCGGCCCGCCGCCGATAATGAATACATCCTCGCCTTCCCACTCTCGCGGAACGGTCCAGAAGGTCATACATCAAAACTCCGGCTTGACGTATGGAGCCAGCATCATCAACGCCCGCTCCGGCAACTGACTCACGATGTCCGAGACTCTTGCACCTGAACGTGTTACCGCCCAATCTCCGATCCGCTCTGAGACAATTGACTTATCAGGATTCTGGTAGAGGTCAGCAGCCGTCAGAATAATTGCGTGGCGTATCCCGGTGGGCAGGTCTCCATCTGTGGCGCTGTCACCTTCATCCCAGCCCGCCGTATACTCGACGGTGATGTTGACGTTAGCCGGAAAGTCGTCATCGCGCATGATGACCCAGTAGTGAGGCAGCTTGATGTCATCAAGATCCATCTCGTCGTAACCCGAGACTTGAACCTTGGTGATATTGGAAGCGTCCGCAACCGGCCCATCGAGCAGTTGAATAGTAGGACGTACCCTCGGTACAACAGCCGTCTCTGAGACGCTACGCTCCGTCAGGCTCGTTGCTCCCATGTGTGCTGCTACCGCCGATTCAGCAATCTCCAGATACGTTCTCAGATAGGTGCTCGTGGTGTCTGAAGCATCGCTGATCTTCAGATAGTTGGCGAGTTCTCTCACCTCACAGAAAGCCATTATCCAGCCTCCAGAAGTTGTTGAGCCAGTTCGGAATTCTTCGCATTGTCACCGTACTTCTTTAGATATTCTTCGGGTGTAAGTTTCAGCTTCCAGCGCGGTAGAACTGCGTCTACTTCCAGCAGTTGACCCGTGACAACCGGTGCCCGCCGAAAAGCCTCAATCGGTTCCAGCTTGTTCTTGTGAGCCTCGTAGATTTCGATGGGAATCCACGCAGTATCACCGGGAAATAAGCGAGTCATCTCCCCGCCGTGACTGAACGCCAGTGAACCGCCGCCCTTATGTTTGACAAAAATCATTTGCTTATTCCTCCCCGGAAAAGGAGGAGGCCCCCGAGGTGAAAGGAGGTGAAAAGCCCCCGGAGACCTCCCGGCACGTGCTAGCTCATGCCTACGGTCACATTCGCGCCGAGGACAATTGCCTCGCCGGTTGCGTACTCGTAGTCCGTTCGAGCCGTGATGGTGTACTCAACAACCCGCTTTCTCGGGTTCCACTCAGAGTCAACCGTGATGGCCCTCTGAATACCGAAATGCAGGTTAGCGGTTGGAGTAACCACAACGTACCCACTTGCAGTTGCCAAATGCGGTTCAGGAATCACGCGCTTTCCGAAGTAACGGAGAGCTGGGAAACCGTTCACCAACACCTGATCACCAAGACCCGTCAGACGTGCGCTCACTTCTTCGGCGTAGTTCTGAGCGAAAGTCACCGGCACGAAGAACACATAGTCCGTCCTGCCAAGGAACTTCGTCGGAACCGACTTCCACAACTCGTGCATCACTTCAGTCGTGGTGTCGATTGCGGAGCCGTAAGAGGTAACATCGTTGACGTCGGAGTCGCCTGTTGCGATTTTGATCCAGCCATTGTTGATGCCGATGAACGCGTCGGAATCCGTTGCGTCACCGTTCCAGGCCAGGTCGTTAGAGTCGTTTCCGAACCCGGTGGCCAACAGTCGCGCAATGTGGCCTTCTGCACCACGGCGCTCGATGTTGTCTTCCAGGAAGGTCAACGTCAGATCTTCAGCCCAGATCACCTCAACGGTCGTCATGGTCCGACGTGCCGCTGTGACACCATCTGCCACAGTCGGAGCGGTTGCTTCAGTCGCGGCAACCATCTTCCGCGAGGCCAGCCTCAACTCTTCGGTGTAACCCTGCGGACTCATCAGACGAATAATCGTCGCCTCTCCGATTCCAACTTGCTGCGCTACAACAAAGTCTATGAAGGCATCGGCCTGCTGCGGATTCAGAACGCCGGCACTTGAGATGACACTTGAGTCAATGGCGCGACTCTGTGCATATCCACCCTGCCGCATGATGTTGCGAACAGCGTCCTGGTCCTTGATGAAGACGCCCTTGAAATCAACGTCTTCCGGTTTCTGTGGGATTGCAGGCGTGGCGATTTTCAGCCTTGCCTGTTCTTTGACTTCCGCGAGTTCCACCTCGGCTACGTCCATACGCGCTTCGAGGTCTTTGACGGTTTCAGCACCCGGATCTTCCCCGGCAGCCTGCTTCTTGTTCAATTCGGTCTGGATGTCCTTGATAGACTTATCCACGGACTCGAACTTCTGAGCGGCCTCATCGGAGATAACTTCTCGGATGGTATCCATCTCTTCGCGGACGCCGGCTTTCACTTCGTCTAAAGTGAGGTCCATTTCGTCCTCCAAATAGAAAAATCGGGCACAAAAAAAGCCGCCCCGAAAGGCGGCTGATAGAGCCCGAATTGTTTGTTGGTTTGAGAGAGGTGCGGCACCCACGGAGGCGCTTCTTCGTTCACCTCTTGAGCCATACTCCTCACAAGTGCCAGTGCTTCAGGATTCGACGGGATCGGAACCAGGGAGACTTCGAGGAGTTCGCTTCGGTCGTAGACCAACACATCAACCTTGTCGTCCGAGTCTGCCTTGGCGACTTTCTCAACGCTCGTTTCAATCGGTGAGAATCCGACTGATACCGTGTTGAGGAATCCGCTTTTCGTCAGCTTGTAGGCAAGATCCGCTTTCGGATTGACTTCGGCTGGAGCAAACTCAACGTCTATGTCAAACGCATCCTTCGACCGCTCGTAGTCCGTCACCTTCCCGATAACGTTCTCCATCTCAGGCCCACCGCCGAACATGGAACCGTATCCGTCATGCCCCCATAAGAAGATGGGATTCTTGCGGAAATTCTTGACCGATATCCCCTCGGGACGCACGATCGTTCCGTGCCGGTCAATCGTGGGAGTGGATGCTCTGAAGCGTACCGTCCGCGAGTCTTCATCGGCTCTCAGGAAGTCGCCCCTGGTTACAAACTTATCTATAGGTCTAGCCATTATCTTTTCCTCGTTTTGAAAACTTTGGCGTCCCGTTCTTGACTTTGAATCCGTAGCTGCGTTCTCTCTCGTGTGGACACCAAGGCCAATCACCGATGCGGATTAGTTGCCCGCAGTCAGCACAGCGAGTTCTTGATTTCTTCATTGAAATAGCGCCTTAAACGTTTGTTGTATTGGCGCTTGATGCTCTTCTTCGCGCCAGCTCTTTGCAGATAGCAGAGTAGATTCTTCCAGCGAGAAAAGGCATCATATTCAGCCCCACCTTTTAGCGGTATACGTTCACTTCTTGCCGACAAAGTTCTGTATCAGCCCCTGGATGCTCTCGTACCCAATCACCGCGCCCAGCATCCACTTGATGCACTCCAACTCAGTCTCGTCGAAGTTCTCAGCGGTCCCGCTCATACACAGATAGGCAAAGACCAACACTGCCAAAATTCTGAGTAACGCCCATATAGGATGCTGTGCTGCGGGTAGTTTCATCAGTTCACCGGAATGTAGGCGAGAGTACAGCGACAGTTGATCACTTCCTTGGCGGGTCCGTTCGGGTCGCCAGGATGCTGCATACTGTAACCGCTGAACATCTTAAAAGGCTCCTTGAGCGGCACTTCATCTTTGAATCTATGTTGCGCGTGACTCACATCAGGGTTTCCGTTATCGGGGTCTCTGACTCGACCATCCATCGTTGAGACCCACCTCTTATGAAGAATCAGGTCCGTCTGCCTTTGCGTCTCCTCGGCTGCGTGAAAACTCCCCCAGTTGATCGCGTTGCTGGTTTCCGTCCTTGCTATCGTCTCTGCTCTCACGCCTTTGTATTTGTCGTAAAGCTCAGAAATAGCGGAGGCAGTTTTGGCGGTCGAGTGGCCTTGTTCAATAGACGTTTTGATGATTTTCTTGACGCCCTTCTTCGAGGTTTCGGTGATCTCCTTAACCTTCTCTGCGGCTTGTCTGGCTGCGAATTCTGACGCCTTTCTATCGAATATGTCAAAAGATACAGCTTCAGTAAAATCAGCTTCGAAAGCAGCCCAGCCTGCCTGTGTACCCAGGTGAATGGTCTCCTTAGTGACGCCCACCCACTCTTCCTTCTGCCCGTTGATTGTCTCGTCAACAAAGTCACGAGTCTCAATCCCCTGCTTGATTGCCTCGGTTATGCTTGCCGGTGGTTCATAGTGAATCCGTAATGCTTTGAGGAGTTCCTTTTTCTCGCGCTCAAATTGTCGGCGGAATTTGGACTTTGCTGTTCTTTCCTGCGCCTCCTGTGCACGGAGAAAGCGCAATTCGGCTAGTTCCATTCGCGTGTCAAAGATGTGTCCGCCAGAGCGTGATTCCGGCGCATTAACCACCGTTGAAAGCTCTCCTGCTGGTACTCTCGTGACGGTATTGGGAACCAGATAAACGTCTCCGTCCGGTTGCTGGTCTTCGCCTAGTTGCTGGAGAGCCTGATTGACGGTAATCATGGAGTTACCGACCATCTTGAGTGTCTTGTCTAACTCAAAGTCGCGGTCCTCTTTAACGGGACTCTTGAATTGGAAAATCAGGTTACTCGCCTGCGATCCATAGAGTCTCGGCATCAGGTAGGCGTTGATGCTCTCCTGTAACCTTGAAAGGCGCGGCAAAAGTCCGTTTGTCTCGTAAGATCGCTCGTGCGCCTCTGCGTCTGAGCGGTTGACATCCTTGGATAAACCCACCTTGGACTTCGGGAATTTGTAGATGGCAAAGATCTGGTCCATTGACAGATTTGCGAGTTCTGCGAATACCAGGTCTTTGAGTGGAAAGCCGATCTTTTCAATGTCTACGCCTTTTCTCAGTACAGCGGGGCGTCCCGGCTTTCTCATGTAGCGGTCAAGCCATCCTTCAGCGATGGCATCTGATTGCTTTTGCGTCAGATTCGGATTATCTGAGGTTAGTGCAATCGAAGGCACCGCCTGATTCTTTAGCAGGGTTGATCCATACGCCCGA